CGAGAACCCGCCCATGTTGATCGGGCGCGTCGGGATCCTCTGGCGACGGCGCAATACCGCATTGATTCGGGCGTGCAGTTCGACTGCTTTAACCGGGCGCCGGATCACGTCGTCGACGCCTTCATTGAGCGCGCGCGCAGATTCTTCAGCAGAGAAGTCGGGCGATGTCAGGATGAGCGGCACGCCATCGGTTCGCACGCCAAGCCACGAGTAAAGCCAGCGCAGGTCGAGTTGCTCGGTGTCGGCCAGGATCAGGTCAAAGCGTGTGCGCCGGACTCCGACAAGGAGATGCGACTCGCGCAGGAAGCGTTCGCAATCAAACGAGGAAAGCGCTTCCGTTAGTTGCTGATGGGCCTCTGCGCGGCGAATATGGCAGGCGATCTTCATGCGGCCTCCCCAGCAGTGACGAGAAACCATTCCATGGGCAGAGCTTCCAGGATGTGCCTTGTCGTGTTTTTGCTGCTGCTCATTCGGTCTCCTTTCGTCTTGTCTTCGGGGTCGAAAATGCCTCGCGTAACGCACTTCTTGCAAAACTCGGATGACTGGAACTGCCCCACCGACCTTCTCTGGCCGCAGCCAGCACACCTCTTTGAAGCGTGGTTGTAGATGACGGATTTGCGATCCTGGTCGTAGAAGTAGCGGGAGTCGTTCATTGCCGCCCTCGTGGACTATCGCAACCGGTATTGCCGAATGCCAGTTATCCCTTTAGGGAGTGCGTCGTCCGGCTGATCAATGGGCGCCATCCCTTCCAAAAAAGAGCTGCCACTTGCCCCGGTTGCCTTCGCATACTCGACCTCGACTTTGGCGCTATTGATGATCGTTTGCGCAACCTCGGACACGGCCTTTGCGCGCTCAATATCCATTGGGTTCTCTTTATCGGTCAGCCCTTCCAATGCGGCGAACAGGGCCTTACGAAGGTCATCAATCGTTTTTTGGTTGCTCATCTTTCTGTCTCCGGTTGATCTTGCGGTTAAGGGCGCCGATTAACTGAATGGTCTTCGCGATCTCAGGCGGGTAGTTGTGCACGGTGTTCCGGCGCATGTTCTCGGCAAGGCTGATGCACTCCACGCGGTCTAACGTGATCTGGTCCAGTTCTGCCGTACGCTGCCCCGGCTTGAAGACAACGATATGCTTTGGCGGGACGGGCCCGTTCGCCTCAATCCAGAGCAGCTCATGAACGCCACGCCAGCGCTTGCTGTTGCTTCCCTTATCGTTGCTGATCTTGCGCTGCAGTGTTCCGTCTCTTGTGATCCGATAACTGCCAATCGGTTGAGTGTTATGCGGCATCTGGCCTTCTTTAAAACGCGTCGCTTTGCCGCCGATATCTAGTCCCTTCAGACCCTTATTCCAGCTTTTTTGGCCTCGCTTGAATCGATTCTCCGCTCCCACGTTGTCGCCTTTACGCAGTCGGCACGCATCGGGACTTGCAAGATATTCAGGTGTCTTCCTCAAACCCAATTGGATGGCTTTGTTGTAGACCTGCGGCACCGTCCTGTTTAGAGAGGCCGCCACGTTGTCTGTTTTCTGGTTCGGATACAACTCGCGCAGACGCTCGATTTCCTCGTCAGTCCAGATGCGGCGCGGCGGAAGGATGCCTCTGGATTTGGTCATTTGCCTGCTCCAAGCCATACAACGACGTTGCATGAGTGCGCTTTCGGGTTCTCGCACGGCTCAAAGCGCACCTTGTGGATCAGCTTCCGGCGCGCGGCCTTGCTGATCACCGCACCCCACGCCCGCTTCGACGGCGGCGATTCCAGCCCCTTCTGCTCCGCATATTCCCTGACCTGCTCAGCGCGGAATTCGATACGCCGGCGGGCGAAGATCTCGACATATCGGAGGGCACGGGCTGACCAGCCTTCGCTTGCGTCGTTTGCGTGCTCGACCGCCTGCGTCATCCCGGCGTCGCGCAACTCAGTACCCGTGTGACGCCTGCGCTTGGGCGGCAGTGCCGGTGGATCAAACAAGGCCATCTGATTCATACAGCCTCCATTGCCATTGCCTGTAATGCAGCCAAATCGAACGAATCGCTGAATGGATCGCCCAAGCCCCTCGACGCGCACCACGGCTGCAGGCGCATGAAATCGTTCTCCTTCGTCTGCACGTAACCGGCCCGATGAGCTGCCGCCAGGACGGTCCAATAGCGCTTCATCTCGTCCGAATGCTCTCGGGTGTGGGCCTTGACCTCCTCGACATCTGCAGCTGACCAACGGTAAAAGTTGGCGACATAGGCAAAGTCGCGAAGGAATGCCTTGGAAACGTTCATAGGTCAGCCCAATCGCTATCGGTTTTCTCGGGAATCGCGACCTCGGCCTTGAGGCCGCTGCGAATCAGGCGTTTAGCCAACGCGAAAGCCGCGGCTTGGCCGGTATAAGACGCGTCGTTGTCGGCGCATATCAGGACTTCCTCAACGCCTTCCGGGGGAACCCACGCCTCGAGCAGTGCCGCGTTCGTGGCGGCCCAAACTGGCACGTGGAAGCGTCTGGATGCCGCCAGCGCGGTTTCAATGCCCTCGGCTATACCCAAGCAAGGGACTACCGCCGAAAGCCGCACGCAGGCCGTTTGCAACGGTCTGCCCTGCATGAACTTCTTTGCCTGCGACACGTTCGCTTTGTGTCCATCGGCGGTCAGGTAGGTCCGATGGATTGATGCTGCCTCGCCGTTCGGATAGCGCATCCTGGCCAGCATGACGGGGTGCTTGCCGCCGTCTGAATGCGCAAGAGCAGGATGAAGGCGCAGTTCCGTAGGGATCACGTCAATTCCAGTGCGGCGATGTAGGTAGGACCAGACCGGATCTCCTGCGGTCACAGCATTGCTTTCCTTCCATACCTTGCGCAGGATTTCGATCTTTGCTTCCTCACTGCGTTCTTCCTTGACCGGGCCAGGTTTCACGAGACCGATCAACCGGTCGACCTCCTTTGCCGCCTGCACGAAAGTCCAGCCGAACATAGCCTGGAGCATCGAAAAGCCGTCGCCGGCGCCGCAGTGCGAGCAGAACCAGGTGCCGCGGCCGTCGCGATCGTCGAAGCGGTAGCGGTCCTTCCCTTGGCACATTGGGCAGGGCCCATGCTTATTCGAAAGGAACCGGGGATCGACGCCAAGCGCCTGCAAAATGCCAGGCCAGCGCCCAATCGCTTCGTCGGCAGTCCTACGCTGCAGCACGTTGCGCCTCCTTCGCCTTGGCTTGGCGGATCTGCAGGTAGCGCAGGAAGTTCTTGACCTCTGCAGTTGGCTCCGCAGCCACCTCTTTCAGCCCCTTCGGCCACACGCCGAACTTTTCGCGGTATTTGTGCGAACACCAGCCCTTTGCATATCCCTTCGCTGCAGCGATCGCCAGCAGCTGGGAATAGAACGCCTGCTTGTCAGCCTGCGACGCCTTTTTGCTGAGCTTGACAAGTTCGCCCTCGCCGGTCGTAACGTTGTTCGGCACCTTGACCACGAAGCCGCACACCGGGCATTTCGGAGCGGTTTTCATGTACGAGCATGACGGGCACGGCTTCGGCAGCGCAGCCTTGCGCTCACCGTCGCCACCGCATTCGCGCGGCGAGCCATCGTCGAGCTCGAACGGGAATTCGTCAGTCGGGAAGCCCAAGCGAGAAACCGTTCCGGAGTGATCGAGGATCAGCGCCCGATCCTTGGACTCGTGCGGGCGCAGCACGCGCCCCGCCATCTGCAGATAGCGCACGAGGCTCTTCGTGGGCCGCGCCAGGATCAGCGTTTTACAGGCTGGGAAATCCCATCCCTCGCAGAGGATTCCTACGTTCGAAATCACCAGCGTTTCGCCGGTCTCGATGCGCCGCAGAATCGCCTGCCGCTCGAGATCGTCCGTGTAGCAGTCGATATGCTCGGCCGGCACGCCCGCGGCGAGGAACTGCTCCACGATGTGCTTGCTGTGCGCGATGTTCGAGGCGAAGCAAACTGTCGGAGTGCCGTTCGCTAGGCGAAACCAGTGCTTGACGATATCGCCGATCAGATCCGGCTTGTCGACCGCACGCCCCATGTCCGCATCCGACCAGTCCATCTCGCCGAATGCGTTTTTCGTCTGCTTGATGCCGGTCATGTCTGGCTCGCTCGGCGCGTACACATCGCAGTCGACGAGGAAGCCCAACTCGATCAACTCGGGGATAGTCGCAGCGATCACCATCTGCTCGAACAGCGCACCGCCCAGCTCGTCGTAGTGCTTCCCCAAGCCACGGCTAAACGGGGTCGCTGAGAGCCCCAAAACCGGCACGTTCGCACGCATGATCACATCGCGAAATTCCTTCGATCCGGCCACCGCGTGAGCCTCGTCGATCAGCAGCAAATCGACATCGGGAAGGCCGCGGCGCGCGACCGTCTGAATCGACGCAATCAGGACGTTTTCGTAGGTGCGCGTCGTGTTCTCGCCCTGGATGATGCCGTGCGAAATGCCGGCACGAGTGAAGCGCCGCGACGCCTGCTCCACGAGGTGGATGCGATTGCAGAGGAACGCGATGCGCTTGCCCTTGGAAACCGAGCCCTTGGTGATCGCCATCCCGATCTCGGTTTTCCCGCTGCCCGTGGGACTGCAGAGGATCTGCCGCCTGTGCCCCCCAGCCAGGCCAGAGCGCAGGTTTTGCACGGCGTTTGCCTGGTATGGCCTAAGTTCCAACGTCATCGAAATCTCCTTCGGCTTGGCTGGGCTTGGGGTTTTGAGAACGAGCGTTAGCTAAGTTCTCTGAAGATGAAGATGAAGATGAAGATGAAGATGAAGGGGTTGGCCGAAGGTTGGCTCGAAGGTTAACCTTGTCACCAACCTTGCCGTTAACCTTTTTGAGTGCCGGATTGCCACCTTTGTGGCCACCAGCGGCACGCGCTTGCCTAACCTCTTCGTCGCGAATCATTCGGCGCGAAAAGATGCAGCCGCCTTCAGTGCGGGAAAAGACGCCTGCCGCTTCCAACTCTTCAAGCA